ACGAGTGAAGTAACTTGTCTGTTTGTTGCTCCAAAGGCACATAGTAAAATGCTTCAAACGTAGTTTCGACTGCTTTCAAACACATTTCTTCGGTTCGATGTTTCAAGGGGACAAAACGTAAGGCCGAACCATCCTTTTGAACTGCGGTGAGACAGATCTCATAAGTTCTTTTGTCTTCCACAACGTATCTCAAAAGCGAACCGTCTGAGGAGACTGCTTTTTTGCATAATTCTGGTGTTTGATTTTCAGGAGTTACATCCATGATAGAGTATCGGTCATTGTCAAGAGCCGCGGAACAGAGTGATGGAGTTTGTTTTCGAGGGTCCAAACGGCTCAGTAAATCACCGTTATGGGCTATGGCATTCAAACACGCGTAGGGGAACTTGATTGGATCCAACACCCGAGAAACATCATCCTTGAAAAACTGCCGCTTCACCGCCATGAGTCTGAACCCCAGATTCCGCGAAGTGTTCCCGATTGCATGCACCCGACTACACACCAACAGGAGGTTGACTTGAGTTTTGACATTGCAAAAGTAAAACAGGCGGTCCCAGAACGGGGCCACAAATTCCATACTCCGGCCCTTTTAGAAAATGAAAAATCTTTCTTGGAAATTAGTCAGACCCGCGCGGGAAAATGTCATGAGTCTCACTCTGTTTCCACATCAAGAAGAGGGTGTCGAATGGATGCTCCGGCGGGAACACTGTAATAAATGTGCTGGGGGTCTGTTGATGGACGACTGTGGTGTCGGCAAAACACCTCAAATCATTGCCACGCTCATGCGGAATCCCCAAGCCACCACCCTGATTGTGGCGCCCGTCAACATTTTGAAACAGTGGCAAGCTCAACTCCACCGATGGGTGCCCGATTTCAAAGTGTTGCTCTATCACCGCGCCAGTTTGATCAACGCGCTGAAACATGAGACGAACCCAGCGGTCGTGCGTGAAAAACTCTACGCATTCGCGCGGACAGCACCTGCGGTGCATGACGATGAATCAGGCGGCGGCCGACCGCTGGTCGTGATTACGTCGTATGGTAAGCTGACGGACCAAAAGTATGAACAGGTGCGTCGTCGCCGGAAAGCCATGGGTCTGTTGGAGAGGCGCGATCGCCACAAGACTGGATCGACCGCGTTGACGCGAGTGTTGTGGGACCGCGTGGTGTTGGACGAGTGCCACTTGATTCGCAACATGAACACGACTCGCACTCGTTACATTTTGGCGCTCAAAGCGCGCATTCGCTGGGGCCTGACGGCGACACCCATTCACAATGGCATGCAGGATTACGAGTCGTTGTTGAAATTTTTGGGTCTTAAAAAGTGGGAAATCGCCCATGTGTTTGCGTCGCATCCAGCGCTCGAAAAGTATCTGACTGAAAAATCACGCAAACAAATCGAAGGTCAGCTGCTGGACCTCGACGTCGAACACGGCGAAGTGCGTGTGGTGTCGCGCGATCGTCCACACCTGACCCACTCGGAAATCACGTTGCGCCGCACTAAAAATCAGGTGTTTTCACGCAAGCGTGCTCGCGACGCCGTCAGCGCTGAACCAAGTCACTCGAAAAAGATCAAGCATCCCGAGTTGCCAGAGCTTGCGGTGGATATTGTGTTGGTTGATTTTGCCACTCGCGCCGAAATGGACTTTTATCGCCGGCTCGAGCAGGCTGTCCGGTTGGAAGTGCATCAAGGCGCCGGCGGCGACGCCGAAGTCGAGGTCACTGAGCAGGCGCTGTTTGAACTCATTTTGCGATTGCGCCAGGCCAGCGTCAACCCGGCGTTGGTGGTGTCTGGATACCGGCGGAAATTCCGCGGGCATTTTCCGTTCAACTTGGTTCCTCATGTCGTTGAGGCTCCGGCGGAGAACATGACGCGGCTCGAGTGGCGACGCCATTGTCAAACGCGCATGATGAATGCGATTGGAGTGCCGTCGAAAACGCGCGCGTTGCAGCGCATGATTTTGACACATCGCCGCGAAGAAAAGGCCATTGTGTTTTGTGAGTTTCGCGAGGAAATGCCACATCTGCAGCGTGATTTGGCCGCGGTTGGTGTGTCGTCGGTGCTTTACGACGGGAGCCTCTCGCTTGCCAAACGTGAAGACATTGTGCGGCACATGTCGTGGACCAATCAAGAAATTTACCAGGTGCTGAGTGAAGGTCACTTTTTTCCCGGCGTGCACCATGTGCCGTGGGAGATTGTGGAAAAAATTGCTCGTTACCTTTCTTTCGATGTGGTGATTGTGCAAATCAATTCGGGCAATGCCGGCCTCAATTTGCAAATGTGTTCGCGAGTGTATTACACTAACCCCAACTGGAATCCTTGCACTGAAATCCAGGCGTGGGGTCGGGCTCACCGGCTGGGCCAGACGCGTCCGGTGTCCGTAGTCAAGTTGGCCCTCTCTGGTCATTTGGCCCGGGTGCAACCCAGACGCGCTACGCACCAGACAGAGAGCACCATCGATCACCGCGTGCTGGAAGTGCAACGGGCTAAACGCGCCATCATGTCGGACATTTTGGACGATGAAGAAATTTTATTTAACGGTCACCTCACGACGGGGCCTTCGGGTCGCCTGACCAAGGATGACATGATGACCATGTTGGGTGCTGTTTGAAATGGCCAGCAAAAATTAATCACTCTCCTGTAAAAGATGAGGCCTCACTACCGATTGGACTCGACGCAAGCGGTGGGAGCCGACCGCATGATGCAACAGGCCGGTTTCGCGGCGCGAGACCAGAACCCCTTGCCCGTGCACAACCCCATGAACACGCGACTTGGAAAGCGCGACGAGGATTTGACCGCACCCCATCAACCACTCCCTCCCTCAGGGTCACGGCCCCAAAGGCCCCCTTCCGGGGGCAGAGTTGCGGCTGACCGGAACCCTTTTGACACGTTGGGCATCCCGCGGGGCACCACGGACGAACAGGTGGTGAACGAGGTGTATCGCAAATGGGTGACGTCACTTCACCCCGATCGCGGCGGTGATCCTCGCCGTTTTCAAGAAATCAATCGCGCCTACAAGATGGTGCTCGAAGTGATCCAACACGCCAAAAACGAATCGTTCGAGATGCTCAAGCGCCAAGCCGAGCGAGACATGGCCGCGCCGATCGGGGGTTTCCACACGGGAAACAAGGACGGTCAGGCGAATCAGGCGCTGGCCCCGCTCGGGCATGGTGAAGCGTTCAATCACGCGCGCTTCAACGAAGTGTTTCAGAATCACCGCATGTGGACGCCCGAGGACGATGGCTACGGCGACCGCATGGTGGCCAGTGAGTATGGCAACGAGAAAAAGTTGCGGCCCGAAGAGTTGATTCACCAGCGCGAGCGTGATTTTCTCGGGGTGCCTCAACAGCACGATCCTGATTTGCTGCACAAGTTCAACGACAATCAATTCAACGCCCTCTTTGAGCAGCGCGCGCACACTCAAGAACCCCATCGTCCACGACGCGGCGGTGGCGGTGAAACTTCCATGGTGGTGCGAACGGAACCCGAGGAGATGGGACTTTTCCGCAATTCGACCAGCCTCTGCACCACGCTGTCGGTGGACAAGGTGGACGATTTCTCGAGCCCCTTTTTGGGCACGGGTGCGGGCAGCAGCGGTGGGGCTTACACCGACTACATGCGGGCGTTCAGTCGGGATGCCCTGATCACGCCGCACGTGTCTGACGCGCAAGTGGGTCCAAAAAAGAGTGTGAAAGATTTGGAACGTGAACGGGCCAACATCTCGTTCATCCCGTCGCAGGAGTTATTGCAAGATCGGGCACGTCAAGAGGCTAGTATCAAAGAGCAGGACGAGTTGCGCTGGAGAAATTTTCTGAAACACCAAGAACAAGTGGAAGCACACAACCAGGCCGTGAGAAATGTATTGTCGGACGTGTCGAGTGTGCCACCCCGCCGTAACATTTGAAAATAATAAATCTTGTTTTTCAGAGAGAGAGACATGAGCAAGTATGACGCGGCCATAGAGAATTGGGCGGTTGCGCGAGATCAAGGGAACGTTCGGCCTGATTTGCGTGAGATTCAATATCTCTTTGCAGAGCATCTCAAACCTGCGTTGTGTGCGGCACTCGACCGCGGGGATCCCGAGGCCTGGAAAAAAATTGCCCAAATCTTTAGCGATTTTTCCAGCGTGTTCACCAGCTCGGGAAAATCGCGCGAAGGCGCCGCCGGCACCGTGCGATTCAGTGGCACCAACCGGTTTCTGGATTATCTTTACACCCAAGTGTATCAGGATCTTCACCGGCAATACCAGGAATCCAACCAAGAAATTGTCCGCGGCAGCCGGAGGCCTTCGACGCGTGATCGAAACCGCATCCGCGTGCTCCAGTATCCGGATCGCTTTTTTTCGAATTGGATCACCGACTACGTGCCAGATGTCACCGCACCGCAAGAGAGTTTGAAAATCGGCGATCGGCCCAAGCTGAGTGGCGGGAAAAGACAATTTCAAAAAACGGCGGTGCAAAAACCGCGCAAACCCAAGGGCGAACAAATGATTTCACCAGCGCACGGTGGAGCGTTCAAAGTGAAAGAACCCTTCAACGTGGCCCAATTTCGCGATTGGCCGTCGAGATTTCTCATGTATCAACCCATACAAGATGGCGTCGAGCCGAGCGGTGGAAACGAGGGTCTCGGAAAAATGGTGTATTACACGCAAGACATGCTCAAAGGCCTCGCCGAAAACAACAAACTTCCGCGGCGCATCGACGACCTGGTCTTGTTACACCAACAGGCCCGATTTTGGACGGAAGAATTCTTTGACTTTGTCGTGAACCCGTGTGATTTTACCAACCCTGGCGATTTACAAAATGATCAAGTGTATTCCAAGTATCGCACCCAAGTGTTGGTGCCGCTGATCAAACTGGCGTTGTTCACGTTGAAATCCTCGGCGGTGGACCCCCTTCGCCAGCGGGCCGTGGAAGATTCGGGGTCTGACCAGGCGTATCAAACGCTGATGTCACCCGTGATGCACTTGGACCAGTGGCGCGAATATGTGTCGGTCCATTTTCCAGATGCGGCGCGCGTGCTTTTCAACGAGAACCCGTCGGCCGATGCCGTGAGGTTTTACCAGAAATACGATCAAATCATGCCCACCCTGCGGCGCATCCAAGAACTTTTTGTCGGTCCAGCGCCTGAACGTCGACGACCCCAACGCAAAATGGCTCCACAAATGGGTGTGCGAAAACGGCGGCCTCCCGCCGATGATGAATAAATCACCGTTTTATTGACGTTTCTTTGGCGTCCTGATATCGTCTCACCCATTTTTGCATGAGTTCAAACTGGGCCTGCTCACATTCTCGAACATGCTGCTGGAAATCTTCGCTCGGCTGACGGAGAGCCGCGCATTTTAACACCGAGTGCTGCATGTTGACAAAATGATTCAATGTTTGGTGGGAAAATCCATTCATTGTTTTATTGATTTTGAATTTTTTTGGTTAATAGAAGGGTTTTATGGAAAAGATTTGAAAATGAATTTTTTAGGGAAAGATCTGGTGTATGTCTTGTGCGGTTTCCTCGACAAATTGGATGTGGATAGTCTATCATTGATATCAAGTCAATTTTACAAACACACTTTGCCTTACAAAGTAACACATTACACCCTCAGGATTACCCTTGGGTTCATACACCAGCAACGTAGCTTAGGCGTGATCTCTACTTTTAGAAAGATCAAGCTGGTTGATTTTTGTGATCTCAACCTATTGTCGCCTAATTTGACCCATTTGACTTTTGGTTTCTGGTTTGATCGGCCTCTGGAAAATGATCTTGTTCGATTCAGCGCTCTGACCCGCATCACTTTTGAGGACAATTTTAA